CTGTGATGGTGTCCAATCTGAGAATACTGTTACTAAAGGTTCCCAATACATATCACCAATTGCCAGAATTTCTTCAAAAGGTAACATTTCTGGTTCAATGTAACCTTCTCTTGGGTGATTAATCATCCACACGATGGCGCCCAACATAGAACCACCAACTTGTAATGATGTTGCGTTCTCACCTTCAATGAGTTTACGGGCGCCATGAATATCTAATTGTGATCCGTGCCACATACAGAAATCATCACCAATTAATAATACACCCAATTCATCCATACCTGAAACAATTTCATCTTTCAGAATACGTTGGTCTTTTTGTAAATCTAATTCGTTACCACGCATCTCATGTAATGAAGCAATTGCGGCATCACATGGTTGATAAACATAATATACGGATGGACGGAATGATTTGTCTTTTGTTTCAAAATATTGACTTAGTGTAACAGACTCAGAGTGCTGAATACAATAACCATTATATTGACCGCCATCAGGTACCCATGAACGCATTAGTGTCGTACAACCAGGTTGCATTAAGTATGCTGCATTACCTTGTGAACGACCACCTTCTGGATGTTTATCTTCGTGTGTACCCCAACCCATTTCTGTAGGTGCACGACCTTCTGCCCAAAATCCTTCACAAGACCATGTGTTGGTAAATTCTTGTTTTGTTTTTGGCTCATCAATAACTTGTTGGTCACGTTCAGCAATATGAATCACTTTAACGCCAAGTGACTTCATCAACTGAGCCCATTCTTCTTTTGTTTTTGGTGTTGTTACTTTCTTGCCTTGTTTTGCGGCAAGTTTTAACAGAGCACGTTTGGTCAAATGAGTAACATAACCAGGATTTGCACCATGAGTTACACAGCAAGTTGGTGCATCATGTAGGTATTTGTCCATTGCTTCACGAACAACTTTATGTGTATGAAACAAAGTTCTATCAGCAAGATTAGGAATAGTTTCATCGGGATCATGTTCCCAACGTTCAAGTGATGTATCAATCTCCATCACTCCATTTTCCATACACCATTCTAAAAGAGCTTGTGCTTCGATGTTTAATGAAGCATTGATAATCAAATCACCTTCACCAACATATTTGGCTAACTCTTTTTTGTAGTTGCTTGGTTTGATTTCTTGACGCACATAGTTTACACCAGAACCAGCATGACGGCGCAAAAACAATGCTCTGTGGTCATCACGTTCCAATACTGTAATGTTCTTTGGTTCTACAACTAGGTGGCGGAGAATGATAGGAAGAATTGACTGTCCGACAGAACCATATCCAATGATAAGAATCTTACCATCAAATTGTGCATACTTTTCATATTTGGTTTTATCGAATTCTTTAAATGGTTGTATAGGCATAGTAACTCGTCTAAAAAATTAATTTATAGAGTTATTTATGCTATCCTATTTCCATCCTAAAGGTTTTGGAATAATTGGATCTTCAGGATTGCTTACTCCTTCAAATACTTCCCAAAGTTTTTCTTTGATGGCGAACTGAGCAAATAACCCTATTTCTGTGCCAAAGGCTTCTATTTCCCACGGCTGAACCCAATAATCAATATTATCAGAATCAACTCTCATGCCTTTCCAACGAGTTAATGTTTCATTAGTTTCATTGTAGGCAAATTGTTTGATGTGAGTCATTTCGTGGGCAAGAGCTTTTAGTATTTCTTTTGCTGAAATGTTTGGATTTAACTCAATCTCAAATTCTCTTGCTTTACGACTTTCATTATACTCCAGAATGGAAGCGTAACCATAAACATCTATTTTTGAATCAAATTTAATTTTAATATAGATGTTTTCTAACATTTTAGGCGTCATGAGTTGTTCGGCATAGAATACTGCCGCTCTTTTGACGTAAGGTCGGAATAGTTTTTTATCGGGACAACCAACTATACTCAGCTGCATTTGGGTTTCTCCTTAGTAAATTGACCCAATACAACACTATTTATGACCTTACTTCATTTCACCTGGTGAAACGACTTCAACTTCAATACCACATTTCTCAAGAAAATCAATACCTTGTGTATCTCGGTATGAGTTTCGGTAATAAACTTTTTTTACTCCAGCCGTATAAACTTGTTTGGCACAGTCTATACAAGGAGCGTGGGTCAGGAACATCATGGAACTATCTCCAGACTCACTACTTTTGGCCAGCTTGGCGATGGCATTGGCCTCTGCATGAATCACCTCAGGTTTGGTTTTAGATTTAAACCAATTTCCATTATCGGTTTGATTATAACCTAAACCCACCATGTCGGTACCTAGAACATCATCACCTAAGACAAAAACGGTATTTTCACATTCATTCGTCCAACCAGATGGCATACCATTATAACCGATACTGATAATTCGGTCATCTTTTACCACGATAGCACCAACCTGAAGCCTTTTGGCTGATGATAATTTGGCGAACCTTTCGGCCACATCCATGTAGGCATCAATAAACTTTTGTTTCACTTATCAGGCCTTTCATAAACTTCTTAGCAAAAAAAGATTGTTGGCGGATTGCTGCATCATAAACTGCAACCTGATCCATAACATAATCTTTAAAACCAGCTTCAAAACGATTCTGTTTAACTTGAATCGTGGATTCTTTTTCAGTTGGGTCAATAGTAACAACCGTCATACCACCTTTTCTAGCAATATGTTGAATTGTTTTATTCTCAGAAAGACAGTACATGAATACATTTTCAGCACCAGACATTCTAGCCCAAGTTACACCACGATTAAATAATTCTTGCCCGATTTTCTGGTTACGGTAATCGGGACTAACCGTGCAACCCATTTCTGCAGTATTGTTTTCTAAATTCATTGCTACGTGGCAACTAGCAATAATTTTTTTACCTGCAAAACGGTCAAAACAATCAACATCTACAATGAACCACATATTGATACGGCCAAAATTATATAATGAATCTTCAATGTATTTCTTAACGGCCGTATCTGATGCTTCATAACCAAAACGTAAACGCCTATCATTGTCCACAATATCATTCATAAAGTGGTCGATGAGGTTTTGTTTATCGAAAGGTGATAATTTCCTAGGTATCATACAACGTAATAATCTTCTTTACCTACACCACATTCAGGACATTCAAAATCCTCAGGTAAAGTTTCCCATTTGCCTTCTACAACTTCATCATGGACATGGCCACAAACTACACAAATATGTTGTTGGTTTTCCATTATAGTGCCTCCAATTTTTGTTTATAAGCATTTGCATGACGCTCTTCAACTTTCTTCAAAGCGGCAAAACGTTTTTCTGCTTTTTCTAATACTTGTTTAAATTGTTTTGCGTGCTCTGCCGATTCATTCATTTGTTCCAAAAATTCATCGCTAGCTTGAGCTGATCTTTCAGATACCGCATTATTGTAGAATTGCGGATACATTGTAGTAAATTCATAAGTTTCTCCTTCAATGGCTTTTTCTAAGCATTCTTTTGTTGATGGTTTACCAATCAATAATTCAAGGTGACCCCATGCGTGTTTGATTTCTTGGTCAGCAGTTTCTTCAAAGTGTTTTGCAACATCTTCAAAACCTTCTTCACGAGCAATCTTGGCAAAGTAACGATACTTGATGTGAGCCATGGATTCGCCAGCCAATGCACTCTCAAGATTTTTTAATGTGATACTCATAATTTCTCCATAAAAGTTAATCGTATAATTATCTAGTACGAAAAACTGTAAAATTCAGTTATTTAATATATGATATATTTTAATGATTGTTATTGATAAAATCGATTACCATTGACCATCATCAAACCATACTCTGATTGTAATAGGTAAAAGTTCCAAAACAAAAGCATCTTGTTCCCAAACCTCTTGATTATGATACATTTGGCAGGCAATTCTCCAATGAAATGGATTTAACTTAATGATAATATTACAACCAGAATATTTTAACCAGTTCATGATATTTTTAAGAAGTGTTTTGCAAGTTTATCTTTTAACATAGAAGGCATATCAACATAAGGCCACTCCAAATGAAAAGGACATGGAACACCACCCCATTTATATTTACTTAAAAAAGTTTTCACAATTTTAATATCATCTTTATTACTAGGATCAAACTGACGTTTTTGGTACATACCAAGCATTTCCAAACGATTACTCATTTCACATACTCCAAATTTTCTTTACGCATATAAAAAGTCTGTTGTAATTTTAATCCATCGGGAGGATTACGCACAACAGGAATGAAAGTAACACCGTCAATCTCTTTGGTTTCCCAATTAGACCAGGTGTAATAGATTTCGGAGTTCGTTTTGGAACGAACCTTTTTAATGATAGGTTTATTTTTCATAATATAATTATAATTCAAAGAAAGGGGATTGGCAACCAACCCCCTTAATATTACCAATTACTTAATGGCAATTTTCTTGATGTTGTCTTGTGTTTTTACCAAAGATTCCAACCAAACTTTCAACATACCATTTGTTAATTCTGCGTTACCAATTTCAACTTGGTCAGCAATTTTAAATGTATGAGAGAAGTCACGGTTAGCAATACCTTTGAATAGGTAGTTACCTTCTGCATCATCTTCTTTGGCTGCACCTTTAACAGTAAGTTTATTACCATCTAAAGTGAGTTCAATATCAGATTTAGCAAAGCCAGCAACTGCCATTTCAATGACCCATTTCTTTTCATTCACTTGTTTGATATTGTATGGGGGATATTTGGCGATTTGTTTGGAAGCCAATTGACTGATTTCGTTGATGTCCTCTAGGACACGGTCAAAACCAATTGAAAATGGATCAAACGTTTTGTGGAAGTCTTGCAATGCGAACATATTGTTCTCCTTAAATTAAGCGAGTTAATGATTAAAATGTGAGCCCCTAAGGCACTCACATTCATATTTATAACACATTCTTAGAGAAAAGTCAATATATTTTTTGGTATAACTGTAAACAGAAACCTAATTAGTATAGTTTTTCTTGGAACCTATGTTGTATTTCGGAGTCAGTTCCCAATCGTCCTTTTCCTTGTGGGAAAGTATCTTAATCTGTGATAGGAAGATAGGTGCTGGTTCTTCAATCTGTTTGGTATTTACCACTTTTACCAGTCCCCAATCTTGGAGTAACTTGGCAATAGCATTTCTACGGGACAAATCATTCTCAGAAATGTCGGTTGGTTTACCATCCAAAGCAAATAGTTCTTTGAAATGGACGATATAATACTTACCTTGCTTATGTAGAATATGGCAAGATTGGTAGAGAATTCTGTCTTTTTTGGATGCCACACCGATGCGAGTTAATGTTTCTCTTACCTTTAGGAAATCATCTTTCTCATTCAATGTGACTTCAACTAAATCAATAATTGAAATCATTACTTGGTCACTCCGCCTTTATTTGTTTTAGCTTTTATTTCAGCGATTTGTTCTTCAGTAAGAATCCGGAGTGCTTCTTTGGCTTTCTCATTGGAATAACCAAAATACACTTTCACGCATTCTAAATCTTTATCAGTCGATGCTTTCTGCCACGGTTGGAATTTCCGTTTCATCGACCTTATTGTATTTAGAAGATATGAATATTGCATGTCCTTGTCCAGTGAAGGATTAAGGTTCATTTCATTAGCGTAAAGCACACAGTCCATGTGGTAGGACAAGGCTCGGTTGACCATAAATGGAGCATAATCTTTGTAATCATACTCATCCTGAAAGACAGATTTCTTGGTTTGTAGAATCGAAGGTACAATTTCTTTGAATAAATCTGGCATCTTAATACCCCGATACAGAGTATTTTTGCAGTTCCTTCATTTCTTCATCGGTCATTTTCTTGACTGGAGTTAAAGCGTCCTGTTCACGGTCAACCAAAATCATATCACGACCATCTTTGGTCTTATAATTTCTAGTATTAAATGTTTTAGGTTCCGCTTTAAAAATCCAACCAGCCCACTTATCATTATGTCGGCCAGCAGGTACAGAAACAAAATAAAGAATATCAACCGACCGGCATTTACGAAGTTGATTGGGTTTAAATGTAAAAGCATTTTGCATGATAAAAGGTACTTGAGTTTTGACTTCTACCTTCTTATCGTCAGCCAACAAATCTTTTTCTGAATCATACTTGTTAATAGAAGATTTAACTTTACAACCTTCTTCACTCAAAAGATTTATTACAATTTTCTCACCAGCCAAACCTAGTTCATTCATCATTTCATCTTTGGTCATTTGAACTCACAATCTACCATAATTTCGGTCAAACAAGCAATCATATTAATCTCATGGTCAGCAACAAAAGCTGACTGATATTGATACTTAGCCAAGATAAGAACCATTGCTGGTACTGAATTTGGTTTCAAAGATTCATAAAGCGTATCATAAAGTTTACGATAAATCTTAGTAGGATCATTATCGAGATTAGAAGTGACCCACTTACGAGTAGAAGCAAAGTCTTTAGTTTTTAATG